CCCAAAGAGAATTATGAGCACTAAATAGAATTTCAGTGATATTACTTGATTGTACAATAGATTGTTGAGCATTAGTAGCAGTTTCATATTGTCCTGTGTTACCTTCTCTTTGTTTAGTAACACCCATTACTTCACTAATCTGATTATCTAACCATGAAAGTATTTCTACATAGTTATTAACATGTTGCATTACACTTCTAGGTACTTCAAATGCGGGTCCTTTTTGTCCAGATGTTGTACTAGGATTACCTTCATTATTCTGATTAGGGTCATAAAAACCTAAACCTTGTTTATAATAATATAACCATTGTTCATTAGTTAATGTCTTAGGAATCATTGACATATCTATCATAGTCAAAGGAGGCATATCCTTAGCCAATACTTCTTTCATCTTATGTAATACAATGAAATATAAGTACTGAAAAGGTTTTGCCCTATCTACCAACGAAACATTACTAGAATTCATATTATTATATGAAAGTCCATGGTATCCTAATTTTACTTTATAAGGCTCTTTAAGACTTCTAGCTTGGTAAGGTTTGGGTCTTATATTTACATATATTTCATATGCGATTCTGGTAGCTTCCCATACTTCAGGTAACCATACCCATTCTAATTCTAATGGTTGTTGATTTTCATCAACCCATACATATTTTAATTTCTTATTACCATATTTATCTGTATATTTAACTTTAGAGGCTATTGTAGGTACATCAAATGATTCATCCATCAAATCTACTTGTGACTCGCCATCTTGATCTATATATGTTAAATATCCAAACTTTCTTTGACTTACCCATTCTACATGAATAACATCTAAATCATTAATAGCAGATGGTCCATAACTACCTGTATTAATTAATGTAGTTGAACCTTTAGCTAATCTCCATTCTAAAGATTTATTTAAATCTAACAGATTAATTTCTTTAGATAGCATTTTATCTGTAATACCATATAGACTAGATACAGCAGTTGCTTTATCTATTTTATTTTTATCTTCTTCTGTTAAATCATCTCCATAATCATTTAAAATATCTGAAGGAGTCATTCTTGTTCTGTATCCAGCAAAAAATCCATCTTGGAAGAATTGTACTTCAGATGATTTGTGTCCTATAAACTTAATAGGATTAAGCAATTTAATAACAGGTTCTCCATTAATTACTCCAACCCAAACCATTTCTTCACCAGCAATAAGAGCATGTTTAAAACCATCATTTTTCATGGTTCTAATTCTAAGCTTTCTATTATACCATTGAAGTAATTGATCCATCATTATTTCAACACCATCTCTCCAATTTGTAGACATGTATGTATCCATCATTTCTGGTGAAACAATTTTATCTACTTCTGCTTGAAGTTCTTGTTGCATTTGTTGTGCTTCTTCTTCAGATTGTGGGTCACCTAGTTGTTGTGCTATTTCTGCTTTATACTTAGCAATTTCAGTGTCTAATGTATGTTGTATATATTTTTTCTGTAATTCTGTTTTAGCTCTTGTGTAAGCATTTACAGCAGAATCATTAACTAACATTACTCTAAAATTAAAAGGTCTTTTTAATTCTTCTCCTAATAGAACATTAATTTTATTAGGTATTTTATTATAAGGTTGAATCTTATCAATAAATTCTTCAGACTTGATATTATAAGGATTACATTCTCTTTCAAAGTCACTTTGATCTAAATGATTATTAAAGAGGTTATAATTAACTAATTTTCTTTTAACATCAGAATTATATCCTGTATTATCATTCTCATTAAATTGGTACATTCTAAGACTAATAGCATCAGCACAGTCTTTACCCCATTTAAAATCATCTTTACTTTTTTCCTTATAACTTTTACGTTGGCTTGGAAGTACTACTGATTGATTCATTTATATTTATTTAGTAATTTAAAGTTGGTTGTTTATATCTATCTGCCATATTTCTATTTAAGAATGTCAGAATATTATCTTGTTTATTTGTTGTTATAGCCTGATCTCTCAAGGTATTATATTTTTCTTTTAATCCTATAATACATTCAGCAAATGCTAAGGTACTATCAAAGTTACCCTCAAAGTCAAAGGCTATCATTTCTTCTAGTAATCTAGTATCTCTAATAAGATTTAGATTTCTTACAATTGTACCATCATCTTTGGTTGCATATTCTTCTAACAACCAATCCCTAAGATAAGCAATTGCTTCATATTTTTGTTCAAAGCTTTTTAATGGAGTTCCATATAATAATACTTTACTAGTTTCACCAGATTTATAAGAAAGAATTGTTTTAGGTTGAGTCATTAGTAAGTTAAGTTTACTTTTCTTTTGAAAGTATTCTTTAACATTACCTCCACGTTCAAAACTAATCATTCTATCATGACCTCCATACCACATTGCTAATTTCTCCATTATCTCATTAGAATAATCTCTACCCATGTAAGGTCTTCCAATAAAACTAGCTACTAATTCATTACCACCCCATCTTTGTATATCTCTAGGTGCTTTTAACACATGTATTGATGTTAGTGATAATCCTACACCTTGTGTATCAGCATCTACAGGGTCAACTCCAAGAATATAAATATTAGGAACTACTACTTTACCATTAACTAATTCCTCAATTGGTGGTTCATATACAATCAATGCTCCTTCAACATCTTGATTTTTAGGAGTTGGATATTCCATTATAGGTTTTAACTTACAATCTAAGTCTGCTTTAAATCTTATTCCTCTAGGAGCTTTAGAATCAAATATTAATTCTCCTACAGTATAATAAAGCTTCCTATTTCTATCCATTATTACATTAGCTCTCTGTGCTTCTAATTCACCAATAGGTAGAATATTTCCTTTTTTAGTAAGGAACATCTCACTTGGTTTAATAGGATAGTTCATTAACTCTCCTTCATAGTTAGCAGCATCTTTACTTGCTAATGCTTTAGCTCTTCTTTCTTTGTAATAAGCTAATGCAGCTTCTACATCAGTGTTGCCATTATCATCTTTAAATTCCACAGCTGTATAATAAGCTGGAACAAAGAATCCTATTTTACCACTATTTTCATAATCATCATCATAAGCTACTATATCATAAGCTTCAGGATCCATAAACATTTTTCTAGATTCCCTAACTTTTTCTATATCACCTGATGTTCCAATATAAACTAATGTTCCGAATTTTAATGCATCTCTCTGTGTACAACCAATATTACTATTGTGTGTTAATGTTAAACTAGGATGTAATCCAGATTCTTCCACTACCATTATTGAATATCTACCCCCAGCCGCTGCTGTTGGATTATCCTTATAATTGGTGTGAACTACTTTAGATTTACTACCAAACTTTAACCATTTACCATTTACTTTCTTTTCATAGCTATGCACCCATTTAGTATTAGGTGCTAATGAACCACTCATAGATTTATAAAAAGGCATTGGAGTATAATCATCTGATGATTCATCTCCCCATACACCTAAATCTTCATCTGTAGCAAATGTGTTCATACAGAGTTCAATTTTTTCACATAACTCTGATGATTTATTACTTTCCCAAGAACCTATATTACAGTGTACCTCGTGTGGTTTTTTTATAATTTCTTCAGTATAATATTTTGCACCATCAAATATAATTTCATGTAATACATTACCTATACCTATAAAATAACTTTTACCACCACCTCTTGCTCCAAATATCATAGCATTGGAAGCTTGATTGTAGTATAAAGGAGGTCCTTTAGGAGCATCGTGTAATTTTCTAATGTTATCTCTAGGTTCAATGAATTTCTTCAATTCACCATTTTCTTTATAGCAATCTTTTGGAAGACGTTTGTATTTCTTTAATTTAAGACTATCTTTCTCAATTTCTTTTACTCTTAAATCACTTGTATATTCTTCATCTTCTCTCCACCCAGAAAAACCTCTAGCTTCTAATAGTAAATAGGACATCTCCCATTCCAAATCTCTAAGCATAGGTTTAATACTTCTGCGAGATTTAGTTTCTTCATTAACATCTAGAATTTTACAAAAGTTAATATAGAAATAACAAGGTCCTGTCATATATCTATATTTATCAAAATCTGTTCTCCAGATACCTTCTATAGCATTTTTCTTAAATTGTCTCCATTGAGTAATATACGCAGTACTATCAGGATGAAATGTTTTAATTTCATCTAACCAAGTATTTCTATTTTCAATTGTAATCCAATTCATTAATGTTTCGGGTATTTAATTTTTATATTATACTACTCCGTAAAGTTTAAAAGTTCCACTGGTAATATTTCCTGTCGACATAAGTATTCTAACCCCTGTAACAGCTGTTGTTGAATTATAATAAGCTCCAAAGTTTCCAGTAACAAAGTTAGCGTTACCCGCATTGTTATATATAGCGCAAATTTTACCTGTAATGTAATGATTCTTTGAAGATTGGGACGGGTTGTATATTTCTATCTCTCCGTTGGTTGTATAGTTTAGCGTGTTAAGCTGTGAACCAATAGCCACAATTTTAGAATCTGTTCCGTCACCTGTTGTAAATGCGGTAGATGATGCTGATGTCCCTAAAACATCTATTCCGTATCTTCCATGCGCATAATCAGAAGCACCTGAAGCCCATGAGGTGCTACCTGTCCCTAATCTAATCCAAAAAGCATCGCCATTTGTTGCGGCAACTACATCTGTAAATGTAATGATGTATTTAGAATATGTATTTGTCAATCCTGTAAAATCAATAGTGGTAGAATTAGAAGCGGTTGCAGTAGAAAGTAACACTAATGCTCCAGTTGTATAATTAGGAATATTTAAAGTGTTAGCTATTAATGTAGCCGCACCTGAGGTTCCTATTGTAGTTAAAGAAGTTGGGGCTGTTCCTACAGAAGTAATATACCCACTATCATTAGTAAATTGAGATACATTATAATTTGCAAAATTTGCTGTTAAATCACCACCTGTTACAAGTAAATTAATATCTGAAGTATCAGACACTGATGTAATAAATGATGAACTAGAATTAACCCATGAAGGAGCTAATCCAAAACCATTAGATTGTAATACTTGACCACTACTACCATTAGCTAAAACTTGGGGATTCTGGTTATTAAAAAATAACATATCTCCAGTCTTAGCTGCTGATGAATAAATATCGTATAAAAATACTCTAGCCATTGTTACTCTTTTCTAATTCCTTTCTTCTTTTATTATCTGCCTCTATTCTACTAGTTAACCAATTAGTAACCTTACTCATAAAGATACCTCTATCTTCATGTTCTAGTTTAATATATTGTTGAAATACTTCTTCAACTTTATTAACTTCTTCTTTAGCCTTTATACTAATCATATTATACCCCTTTCACTTAGTGATTCTTTACGACCACCTTTTATATTACCAGATTTCTTTTCAGTTTCTAGTTCATCTTCAATAGCTTTTAATTGTTGATATATCTTACTAGAATTAGCAAACATATCATCTAGTTTCTTAGCATTATTTTCTGTATACTTTGTAGCGGCAATGAAGTTATCTCTCTCTTCTAGTTTCTTTAAAAGTCTATTATAACTCTTTTGAAGTTTACTTAGAATTTTATCTTTATAAGCTTCAACTAGTTCACCCCACATTTCATGAGTAATTGATTCTACTTGTAAATAGTTTTCACAAATTTCTTTTAGTTTTTCTTCATCATCCATTCTAGCAAATCTAGAATCTGGGTCACAGTAAAGATAGATTGCCCACATTAACTTAGAAGTATATTCGGGAGTATAATCTTTAGAAATAGGAAAATTACTTTCATAGAATTTTTTAAAAGGTTGTATGTATTTAATTTCTGGATTTAAATGCCAAAAATTTTCATCTACATTTACTGCTGAAAGAAATCCCATTATATATTTTTAAGTATTGTCTTAGCTACTCCTTTTAATATATCAGAGTAATTTGGTGCTGTGGCATAACCTGCTTTGCTAATTTCTTCAAAGAATCTATTATAATCTTTCCTTACACTCCATGCTGTAGCATATCTCTTATTTACCTGAAAGAACTTTACATGGTCTCTGAATGAATCTGCTGGTGTATTATACTTTCTAAAGTAATCTTTTACAATATACTTATATAATTTCTTTACAGGATCTAACACCTTAGAAATTATTACAGGAAACTTAGCATTGGGATTTTTAAGATATTCTGTTGTAGTAATAAGTTGTTCATTACCATTTACCCCATCTGTATCTTTAATTCCAAAAAAATTAAATCCTTGAGGAGTACTATTCCATCCACTTTCAAGAGCTGCTTGACTCATTATAGCAATTGAACTTAATCCTGTTTCAGTTTCAATTTGTTTTGCAAATGGATATAGTAGTGTAACAAATTCTTTAGGTGTTACTTTCATTTAAAAAATTTATGTTTAAATGTATTTTTGTCAATTGAAAAAACAGGGACTTTATTATCCCTGTTTACTTTTTTAAGCTTCATCTGTTACTACTTCCATTTTAGGAGTGGTTGAATCAGATGTTTCTTTTGGACTTTGAGCATCCACTTCTTTTTGAAGTTTCTCTAAAAGAGGCATACCAAATTTAGTGGGTATTTCCAGTAGAGCTTTGGCTAGAATCTGTATTTCCTGTAGAGTTAGCGGTAGTTTGTATTCCATTTTTTATTGTTTGTAAGTTGTCATAAGTTATTAAACCAAGAAGTATTAATATTGTACCCATTAATGTTACGAGAATATCATTGTTTAACTCACAATTAGTGGAGTAGCTATGTTCAATCATTCTTATTGAACCTATAAGAATAGCTATTGCCATCAATCTTCTTATACTAGGTTGTTTATCTTTTCCTTCCCATATAGGTCTAAGGTAACTTAGGATTTTCATTCTTTTCAATTTTCAATTTTGTTTTATAATTTTTCCATTCTTCCTCATTCATTAAATTTGGAAGTGCTTGTCCTTTATTACATGAATAATCTACAAATAGTTTCTGAGGGTAGTCGCATTGGCAGTAAAAACACTTTTGAGTTTTAGCACATTCAGGAGGACATTGACTAGCTCTAAATAAAACTTGTTCTTTCTCATAATCTGGGAGTATTCTCCAATGATCTTGAAACCATCTAGAATATCCTTGAATATAATCCTTTATATTAGAAAATGTAAAGTCTTTTAATATCATAATATAATTTTATCTTCATTTGTATTATTCCAGTTATCTATTGATGTTTTTATAGAATTTAATTCTTCTTTTGAAAAAGAAATTTTAAATTTATCAATGAATGATTTTAAATCATGTGCTTTATTATCATCATATTTCATTCTTAATAAAAAATAATTATTAAAAGATACTTCTGTTACTAAATTCATGATAATGTTAATAGGTAATTTATTTTATTAATTTCTTCAAGTATTTCCTGTACTATATTCTCTAAATCCTTATAATCACTAAATAACTTCTCCGACATCAACTGTGCTTGATGAGATAGTTGTAAAAAGTATGAAGACTGGGATAAATCACTAATTGTAATTTCACCTTTAAGGTCATACTTTAATCCAAACTTACCTTGAGCATTCTCAACTAATTTATCTACAAGATCTCTTGCCGCTTCATAATAACCTTCTAAAGCTTTATGTGCGGCATATGAAGTAGTTCTCCAATGATATATATGAGCATTTACTTCTGAACTTTTAATTAAGAGAATAAAATCTTCAATCTTCATTACTTAATTCCTTTTTCTATCATGTTTTCATTAATCAAGAACCAATTATTAAAGAACTCTTCATAGTATTCTTGCGGGTCTAACCAACATCTTTGTTGCATTAGATTAAGTCCCATCTTCAAGTGCACTACATCTCCTACTTTAAATTTAGCTTTAAATGGTTCAGAACATTGCTCTGATACAGCATTAATAACTCCAGCATGAATATATTGTAGAGGATTTTGCATCTTAGCTAATTTACCTCCTTCTGTTTGATATGGAGTAACTAAGTGGTTATCAACAAACAAACTACCTATCTTTTTACTTGTAAGATGTTTGAACAATCTTACTAAAACCATATTACCATTAAACTTAAAAGCATTTGCTTCTCCTGTAGGAGATTTAAGAGCTTCATTATAATCTAAGATTCCTTGGATTTCATTTTCATATTCTTCATCAGATTTTACTCCAGCTTCTAATTTCATGTCTGCTAGTTTCTTTCCTGATAAATCTACAATATCTGTAGCAGGTTTAAGGATTTTGTTTTTACTATCCTCTTTACCTCCCATATAGAAATTATAACTTTGTGTTCCTTCTATTTTTCCACTTTCGTGATTAAATTGCTTCATCTAAATCCTTTTATTTTGTATCTCTCTGGTGATGTAATCTTGTGTTTGAGTTCATCAAACTTACCTTCAACTACTAACCATTTGTTTTCAAATCTGTGATATACTTCACATTTATTCTTGTATGGTATTCCTTTTCTTGTAGGAATCTCTCTTATATCTGAGAGATTATTTATATCTGAGGTATACCATTTCCTCTTACAATCTTTTTTCTTTAGTCTATATTCAGGTTGTCCTTCTTCATTTAACCTTTCATCATATAAATCATATAGAATAGTAAACTCATAATCCTCTTTCACCTTTTTTACGATTTACCCTTTTTCTCATATTATCTATTATGGTCTGACATTGAACAACATTCCTCATATAACTTATATTCTTAGCTAGATATTTCATCCAAGGTATTCCTCCAGATTTCCATAATGCTTCTAATTCTACAAGTTTCTTTTTATTAGCAGTTAATTTAGCATGTGTTGTTTTAACATCTATGTATATACTACCAAAGTTAGGCATTAATATTC